CTGACCAGGATTTGTTAGATTTATGGAAGTTATCTCACCTAGCTGTAGTAGATTGTAGTTCAGTATGTCACTCAGATAGCCAAATGTAAGATTTGCCTGTATAAACTTTGGGAATCCATATGCATAAGAAGTTAATGGTAGAGTCAGATACGGAGTATTACTATAGCTATTTCCTCCAGGAAAATCAGTGTTTACCAGCAGAGTTTCTGTATAATTGATGGATCCTATTGAAATATTTGCATTTATACCAGTAGATTCAGATGTTATGATTGCATTCACAGTCTGTTGAGGAGTAAAGGAGGTAATTGTTCCATTAGCGACTTTAGGATTCGAGGTAATTACTGTAATTACTCCATTTGCTCCGCTAATTCCCCCAATTACCGTATTAGTTGTATTCAGAGTCCCTGAAATCTTATTAATAACTAATTGAGTAGCACTAGCAGATACAAGGTATCCTACACTAAGATTAGCAGTTCCATTTGATTGATATACAGTCTCTCCCACAATAAACGGTATTACATTAGACCCTGAAGTCATGGTTGTAGTAGCAGTATCTAACGATACATTCTGATATACTCCAGCTGTTGGTACAAAGGTTCCTGATAGAGGCTGAATAGTCAGAGCTGTAGAGTTAGTAGCAAGAACAAGACCTGTAGCTGTGTTTGTGGTTCCATTAGACTGATACACCAGTTCACCTGGTAGTATAGTGGACCCTGTAAAGCTAGAGACTGTTATATAACCAGGATACACTGCATTCAGGTTAGTGAATGAAGAGGTTAAGGATCCTGTAAGACCAGTGATACCAATCTCACCAGTGTAGTATAGGACGTTAGCAGTAGCACCAGATGTCAGACCTGTAATCGTATTAGAGGACCCGAAATACGACTCATAGACATTAGCCACACCTAGCGTAGTAATAGTCGTATTAGAGACTGTTACATTAGATGATGCACCTGATGTTACACCATACACCTTGTAGTTAGTACCAGATGTTGTGTTTACCCAGGCTCCATTAGATGTATATGCTAATACTACTGTAGAATTAACTGCAAATACAGTACCCAGTGCTATGTTAGCAGTGGCAGTGTTCTGGTATATCGTCTCATTATACTGAAATGTACCTGATGGTGTTGCTAATGTTAACACCTGATATGTGTTTGAATATACAGAAGTTACCTTACCATTAGCATTACCATCTTGCGATACAACAGTCTCACCTGATACAAAGGTTCCGCTAATAGGAGTAGCAATCACATTAACTGAGGAACCATATGCAAACGTGTTAACATATAGATTAGAGCTCGGGGATCCTACAATAGACAATGTAGTGTTAGTGTATCTCTGTATAGGTCTCTGATTGGTAGGAAGTGTAGAGTTAACATAAGCCACCCCAATCACTGTATTTGATATGATTACATTAGAGTAGACGTTAGAGTAACCCCAGCCACCATCATTTAATGTAAAGCTCACAACACCAGTAACATTCTGTACACCAGTGACACGAGCAGTACCCTCAGTGCCATATGCAGATGATATATTAACTATGTCACCAAGGTTGAAACCATAGGAACCATTCTGTACAATCAGTGATGATAAGGAACCAATGACCTGCGGTACACCAGCAAGGTTGTTATCTACATTCAACAACTCACCAGTCTGAAACTTACCAGTGATGTTAGTAATAAAGAATATATCTACGTACTTACTTCCTACTGCTCTGCGTACAAGCCTGTCAACAAATGCTGTTGCACCACTTGCCACACCAGTTACTGTATGACCAATGAAGTTTAGGTTGCGTGATGTATGTGATACCTCTAGATACTGTGGAACAGTCCATGTACCATCAGAAGATTTGAGAATATCATTAGCAGGGAAGTATACATCAATATCTTCTTTGAATACAAGCTGGAAAAGCAGCTTTAGAGCGCGTACATTACCCTTTGCCCTGTATAGATCTAGGATACGCTTTACAGTAAGCCTCTTATCACTTAATGTATTGAACTGTATGCCCTGTAGATATGTATTAGAGAAGTATACAATGAACTCTTCAAGTGTAGTATCAATGTCAATGTATGTTGGTAGGTTCCTTGATTGGTATATAGGATTACCTGTTTGCTCAAGCCATTCATAGTAAGCAGTAAGAAATGCAACTAGTACAGGACCCTCTTCATTATAGAAGGCAGGAAACTGTGACTGAATTAGATTAGATACTGTCTGTTCAATTTGCATTACTGTCTTACAATCACGATGTTAGTGTTGATTTCGTCATTAGGTATCTCAAAGATAGTATTTTGAGCTGTAGAATTGTCTAGGTTTAGTGGCTTGGCATATATACGTAGTGCATCACCAAATATGGCACTGATATTTAAGTTAGTTATATTTACAACACCATTAGTGTAATCAACTGTGCCAACACCATTGCCAATGATTGTATGATGTAGACCATCTGATTGCACCTGTACAATTCGTAGGTTACCAAGTCCATCATCTTCTAAATTCACTATCAAGCCATTGTAATAGAAGTTAGTGGATGATATACAATGAGTTAATGATGAGGTGTGTATTGATTGCTGAGGTGGTAATGTATTATCAAATGGCATATTAAAGTTCAGCTGATAATTACTCACCTTACCTATATTAGGTATAAGTTTCTTCATCAAAGTGTATGTTGTTTCATTACTCACTATGCTTGGTAGAGCATTATCGATTGCTGACACAAGCTTTGAATACAATAATGTTGTTTGGAAATTGTTTAAGTTATTTGTATTATAATTCTGTATAGCTGATGTAACATATGCAGCAACATCAGCTGGTTGTAATGATGTCTGATTCACATTATACTTTACTATCGTATTGACACTTGCATATGTATATACAGGCTCAATGAACACTGGAGTAATAGTTAAAGGTGCTCTTGTTTGTAAAAATGCAGTGTATTCAGTTATCTTTGATGCTGGTACTGCATCAAAGTTATAAAGCTTCAATGACAAATACACCTTACCATATTGTGGAGGCGTAATAGTTTCACCACCATACACACTGATTGCTTCAATCTCAGGGTATGTTACAGTCATAAGTGTTTGGTAGTCAGCTGTTGTTACTGCCCTCTGTTGTGTCGCATAATAGCGAGGGGCATTGTAACGTATGCTGTTGATATCCTCACTGATATCTCCACCAGAAGCGGCAGAAAGAGTAGTAATTGTAACATTAGATGAACCTCCAATTGCCTGATTAGGAGTGAATAATGATATACCATTAGGTAGCTGACCATTGGTTGCGAGGTAATTAGCGACAACCACTGAATAATCTAATGGACGACGACCAACTACATTGTCACCAAATATGATCTGATATCTGCTATTGTCAGCACCTTGTAAGAAATATACTGGAGATGTTTCAACAAGATCTAGTAATGTTGTAGATAATGCATAGGGAATTACATTAGCACCGTTGTTCTCAATGCTAACTACAGTTAATGTAGAGGTATCTATAGTAGGATTGGATAAGATATATTGTTGATATGCTGTATTAGAAACAGGTTGTATGACAAATGTGTCAGTTACACTAGTTCCTTCAATCAATTGTACATTGCTAGCATAGAAATTACCATCAGTATTAGCAGCTATTACTAAGTTCTGATTGGTTGAGAATGTATAATTGTTTGAACCTGCCTTACCAGTGAATGATGTACCAGCAGGAATTGTTAGTAATACTGGGTTGTTAGGTACATTAGCAACAACAATATTAACTAATGCTGTCGCACCGCTAAATGATCTTGGTGTGTAATTGAGTTCTTTGGCACGTAATACAACACTATCCCTTGTTTGTGCAGTATCAAGGAACATTTCACTACCTACCATGTTCATATAAAATGCATTGAGGTAGGTATTATATGACAATAAATCTAAGATTGTGCTGAGATTGCTCGCATCAAAGTTATAATCTTTAAATTGATTCTGAGATTGTAGGAACGTCTTTAATGAGTTCTTGTAATCAGCAAAGTCAAGACTTGTCAAAGTAATATTACTATTGGCCATTTTAACTCTCTTGTTGAAGATATATTATTTATCTAACTCTATACAGTATGGTTTCAAATGTCACTGGTGTATTGACATTTGCGATGTAGAAAACTATTGTGATAGCATATGCATTGTCATCAGGATATGCAGTTGCTATTACTGATATTAACTTAACTCTGGGCTCATAATTCGTAATAATATTTGTGATTTCGTCTTGTATTGCTTGTTGCGTCACAGGTGTGATAGGTTCAAACAAATAGTTGCGTAGATTACCACCAAAATTAGGGTTGAAAGGACGCTCGTATTTATTAGTTAAAAGCAAATTATGTATGGCTTGTTTGACGGCATCTTCATTCTTTTTAATAACAATGTCACTCAACTCAGGATGTACAGTGAAATTGGTAAACAAATCACTGTAAAGATTAGTCTGAGTGCTATGGGGAGTAAACTTATCTGCTTTGAATACATTTGACATTATTGGGGACCTGTTGTTCTGCTACCGCCGGATTGTACACCACCATGTGTATGATTATCTAATGATACACCACCACCTATAACATCACCTGTTGCAGTCAATGAACCATTCAATTTCACATTACCAGTAATGTTCCAGCTAGCTGCTTTCGCTGATACACTGCCACCAACATTTATGGTAGCATTACCTATAACTTGGATGTTGCAAGAGCCACCTACATACACTGTTTGATCTTGTACAACAATATTGAACCCTTTACCTACAATCTTAGTAACCATGTTACCATCTTTATTGATCTCAACATATGTACCTGACTTATGATACACATGAAGTCTTTCAGCAGTAGGCGTATCATCAACCTCAATCACATGTCCTGCGCGTGTTTGAGTGACCGTGTTGAACGGATATTTAGCTGCATATGCTGATCCTGGCTCAGGACCAACAGGCGATTTGTTTATATTATTAATTTCTCTTGCTAATGCTGGTAGATCATTTGATGCTTGAGTGCCATCAGGCATTTTAGCATATGTGCCCCAAATGAGAGGCAGCTGCTTTTCATGACCGTCTATGTAGAAACCAAACACATGAGAACCTACCGTGATACCTGTAGGCGATGTACCTACTGACTTGTATGCTGCTGATGTAGGTGGTTGTAATAATGTCGCCCAAGATAAATCATTTACAGTAATACCAGGGTCATCATGTTCATTGATCACACGTATTTTTACTCTACCTAACTTTTGGGGATCATTAACATCTTCAACAGTTGCCACAAACCACCTAAAGTTTTCTTCACCCATACGTTTGGTAGTCATTAAAACCTCTTAATGCGAGCATGTAAACTTTTAGGTCTACGCATAATACGCACCTTACGTTTAGCATACAAACGTTGTTTTGTAGTTTTGCCTACATGACTGTAACGTTGAGTGATGCGTGTATGAGGTTTACGCTTCAATCCTTTCACAAATTGCTTATATGATTTCATTTCATACCTCTATAAATACATAAACATATTTATTAGGAGATATGAATGCTAAAGTTTTCTCATTTTATTACTGAAAGATATCATAATCTATTTCCTCAACACACAGCTGAGAGAGAAAAGCATAAGCATGAAGTGTATAACATGCTTCAAAAGTCTTATGAGTCACAAGGTGGCATCAAGGGTAATGGTTTCAAAGATGCTGATGACATGGTGAAGAACATACCATTTTGGAAAATACACAAAAATGGTAAAGGCGAGATCACTCATGTCATATTATCTAAGGATAAGAATGGACGTAAGCCTGTTGCATTAGGCACTAATGGCACAAAGGAAGGTAAAGAGGCATTAGCTCATACTATGCATCATGAGCTTAGTAGGTCTCATATGGAAATATCAGGCAATCTTTTATCTTTCTATAAGAAAAACATAGGTCCCATTTTACCTCATGCTCACACAATTGATCAGGTGCGTAAAATGAACCCAGATGATGAGATCAGACGCCCACCTGAAGACGATGAGGAAATGATCAAGCACCCTGAGCTCAAAGATCATTTGTACCAACGTAAGCTTGGTGATGGTGAATGGCACACCAAACTATCCGCCGGTAGTGTGGGAAACAAGCTGTACCAAAAATAACGCTTTTATTTTTTTAAAAGGTAGGGTATCTTAAGAATATAAGGAGTGCCCATGACCGATCAAGAGCTCATTAAGGCGTTTTTCAACAACGGCGGACGCGTTAAGCACGTCAAGCCAGGAACACCGAAAGACCTCAAGCGTATCAAACGAGGGTACGGATTATTCGGCGGCAAGCACAGGTACGCAGCCACAGTAGCCAAGCGTCAAGATCAAGGCACAGGCGACCTTTTTCAATCAGTAGCAAAGCCCCAATCAACAGGTAAGAGCTTCAAGTACAGCTTTTAAGATAGGACAGTCAAGTGACCAAAATTGTTTACCTTCACGGATTTGGCAGCAGCAACCAAACGCCCAAGGTTAAGTTTCTGCTCGAAAAGTTCAACAACACCTGTACTATAGTTGCTCCCAACATCCCACCCAAGGCTGCTGAAGCACACCATATGCTCGAACATATGATGTTTGATTTGAGGCAAACTGACGAGGAAATTGTACTTGCTGGCACTAGTCTCGGTGGTTTCTGGGCTCATCTACTGGGGTATCAGTTTGGTTGTAGAGCCTTGTTGATGAACCCTGCAATCAAGCCGAGTGAAACGCTCTGCAGCTTTGTCGGCACTGCTCCTTTTGAGGGGTACACTGCTGAAGGATTTACCTATGATGATGCTGCTGACTATAAAGTGTTTGAAGGTGAATTGGACTTCACTGAGTATGCCAACACTGAACGTGTAGTACTAGTAGAAAAGGGTGATGAGCTGTTGAACACTCAAGTCACATATGATGCATACCATACAAATAGTAAGGTTATAATGATTGAAGGTGGTGATCATAGGTTCCAAAGCTTGGACCTCTTTGAACAACACCTTCGTGAATTGCTTTAAGCGTGATCTTCACTGAACCCTTTGATGAGTTCTAATGATATCATATAACTTTTCTGTTTGCTTTGATTGTTTTGTATACAATGC